TTATTCGAATGTACCAAGTGCCCGACCGGAGGTAATTTCTCGACAAGCAACATAATAAATTAGTTTGGTGTTGTACCGATAAGCAATGTAGACGTAGCCGGCTTGCGGATTACTTACATAGCCAAAATACTTAACAGATTCACCTTTATCGTAATACTTACCAGTTAATTCTAGGCCAGGATATTTGAAAATACTAAGTTTTTGGTTTGGTCTAAACGTCCCAACCTCATTGGTTATTGTCCATACGCCATCCTTGGTTGTTGTCTTTTGAACAATTGATTTGTTTGTGACCATTTTAGTTGCCTTAGCGTACTTGTCCCAAGCGGATTTGTCACCGTAAAACACATCAAAGTCAAGGTTGCCATTCCAGCCCGGTAACTGTCCAGTGCTTGTATATTGGAACATTACTGCAGTCTTCCAATGCTTCAAACTACCATATAAATCTCGTGGTTGATAGCCATTCACGACGTTGTAGTTGTTATACTGAGCAATCCATAACCCATAGTTGGCCTTGACCACGGATGACCAATCTAATGAGTTCTCACAACTAACCCCCGTATAAAGCACTGGTCGGACACCAGTTTGTTGATACACGTAATCCAGCCATTGCTTAGCTAAGCCGACACCTGCTTGGCTCTGAATGGTTGAACCTGTCGTGTTTTCAAAATCAAGAACCAGCATTGCTTTACCAATATATGACTTAACAACCGTTAAGAAGTAATCAGCCTGCTGCTTAATATCCGAGTCGTTTCGAATAAAGTGGTACACGCCTAGCTTCTTGCCTGCTGACAAAGTCTGCTTTGCGTGTTCATTAAATTCTGGGTTAGTATAATCAATACCCTCTGTTGCTTTCACCAACACAAAGTCGCCTGTAACTTTGCCCACATTCATACCAGCCTGATAACTGGCTACATCAAATCCATTTAAACTCATTATTTGGTCCCTCCATCTAGCGCATGTGTAATTGATTTGAACACCTCGTTGCCGCCAACACTGACGGCTCCGGCAACTAATCCATCAACTAACCCAACGACTGGTTTAATATCACCATTCAACCAACCAAATGCAATACCAATCACCGCACCAATTCCTAACGCAATCATTGGCAAATACACATTCTTTAATGGCGTTTGTTTAACTCCCCAAACAATTACAAAAGTAGCAATTGCAATCATGGCAATGGTACCACCATTTAATAATTGAATAAATTCCATCATTATCTATCACGCTCCTTCATTTCTTGCTTCATCTCTTTGACTGCTTTGGTCAAATCTTTGACCTCACCTTGAAGCTTCATAACTTGTTCTTTCAGATCGTCACGCTCGTTGGTAAGCTTGTCGATTCGCTCAAACAAGTCACCGGTCTTATCTGCATAAATTCCTTCATTACTAAAGCTAGCTTTCTTAACACTGCCTTTAAATGACCAGTAAGCAGCTGCAAAGCCACCAGCAAACGTTAATACCGATTGAATAATCACCGTCCAGTTCACTAGTCATCACCCGCCCATGATTCAAGAATGACACGGCCAGCAATGGCAAACATCAACCAGCAGTCTAACCGGCCAAATGGTTGCCCCATAACTTCAATGTTCTGCAACATAAAAGCCAAACCATAAATCGTCCAAATAAAAGCCGCCACCGCGTAGCACCACTTTATCAACGGTCGAATATCAAAGATGGCCACCATGACAATGACCGTTCCGATGATAATATTGATGGTTGCAAATGGCGGGTCGTCAATGTGGCTAGCAAGGTTATTTAATAAATCAGGCCGGTCAAACCGGAATGTATTGGCAACAAAAAAAGCGCCAATCATAATGATTTCAACGCCCGTCATCAATATTGAATAATTTCGTCTAATTCCCATCAACTTCAAACATCCTCTCTATAAAATAATTATGATGTCGGGAATTCTTGACTAAGAATAGTTTTGACTGCAGATTTTACATCTTCGTAACCGACAGATTCGATAGCTTTATTTGTGAAGTCAGACTGGTCGAGAGTTGAGCTTAATGAAATATAACTGCCATTATTGCTTAAGTCTGAGTACGCGGTTAATCGAACCGGCGTATCATTCTGAACAAAGAATTGATAGTTAGTGTACGCCAAAGTTGGCAATAAGGTAGGCAGCTTCTTAGTGGCTAACGCAAATAGTTGCTTCTTAGAAAGGTCGTCAAAAGTAGTTCCTTCATCTAAGTCATCTGCGACGATTGTTAAGGTACCGTTAATTTCGAGATTGTCAGATTTTCCGTAAACCCCAACAACGACACTATCTGTGTTACCAGTTTCAGCTGATAAAGCGTATTGGATACTACGATTAATTAAGTTCATATTATTTTTCTCCTTTGCTGAATGCCTGTTCTAGTTGGTCATAAACTCGTTCGTACACAATTGCATCTTCTTTTTCTAACTCGTAAGGGTAGTCGTCAAGTGACAACTTGAGAGCCTTGAAACGAGCCGAATATTCACTAAAATCGATGTTCGCAAAGTCGTCCGATAGCTCGCCCATCTCGGAATTAAGATTAGATTCAGAATCTTTTGCAAGCTTTGAGGGATCCTTTTTATCTGACAATTCAGATTTTGGGATCAGTTTTTCACTACCGTCATCTTGCGTCTTCAGATTTCCGTCCTTATCGGATTCGAAATACTTTTGCTGGATCAATACCCGATCTGAGACGTACTCTTCCTGTTTAGAGGCCAGCTTACGAATAAGAGCACTGCGACCTAAGCTCGCTTTCCCTTTCAGTTTGAATTTGCCTAAGGTGTTTGCAATACCTGCGAGTTCACGATTCTTAAAACTAATAGTTGCATTCATAATATGTTACTCCTTCTTATTTTTTTTAGAAATTAACGTCAACGTAACCTTTGACAGTTCCGTTAGAGTTAAGATCTTTGATAAATTTATAATGTTGGCCGTTTAATATACCAAGTATCTTTGAAGCGTTAATAATGCCACCGTTTCTAACTAAATAGGTTTCACTGCTTCCGAATAACCATCCGGCCTTTAAATTACTTGAGCCAAAGAATGGGTATTTAATTCCATTCATCTCAATCCATGCAAACTTCATCAATTGGTATGCATCCTTAACGTCGATACCACCGCCATCGAAACTTAAGTTTTTATGCAACATGACATTATCGTTAAACCAGAATCCACCCCAAGGCAAAGTAAAGTCGCCAGCCGAACTATTCCGAGTCCAGCCAAACTTGACGACGTACCCACCATTTGGATCATTTGAATTTTGGGCGCCCCATGCCATGTACTGTGCACCAGCTGCAAGGTCAAAGTGCAGGCCCCAATCGTTGGGATGTTCAATTAGATTATTAGCATGAATCTTACCAATAAATGCCCCACTGGTATTAGTGGTGTACAATCCATCGGTACCTATCTTAAGTGTCTGCAAAGTTGAGTTCATTGCGAGCAGCATAGACCCTGCTTGAATTTTATCAGCAGTGATCGAATTAGAAACAATATTTGCGCCATTAATGTTATACACATTGATATTAGCCGCATTAATTGAGCCAGCTGTTAACTTATTAGCATTTAGGTTGGCAATCATGGCGTCCTTAATGACTGCATTATCAATGTAGGTGGCCGCCGTAATATGCAGTTTGTTACCGTATATCTGGATTCCTTCAGGAGAAATGTTGACTGCATTTATAACACCATCTTTGGAAACCTTAAGATTGATGCTGTTATATGTTTGTTGAACTTCAGTCCAACTTGCATTATCCGGAATATACTTACCAACACTACTGTCCTGAACAAACATTGGCTCAATAAATGCTGCATGCCCGTGATCATGGACGTGTAGTTCTATATGAACACGTACAGCGTCCTTAGGGGAAACAATGTTCTCTAGCTTTAAAAAGTTCAGGCCCTTATTAGAGGCCGTTGTATCATGAAATGTTCTAACGCCAGCTGCATTGTAAAATGACATATCAAGAACACAATACGTCTCAACCCAGTCAATATTGACGTAAACACTTGCTGAGTATGCAGTCACACCAGGGTCAGGAACCGCAACATCAGATGATTGAATATGTGGCCAGCTTTCAGATTGGCTTTGAGGTATATTTGCGCAAATACCTTGGTAGCCATCAAGCCATGCCCAAGTGAAGTTAGAAGTGTACCAGTTTGCCCAATCATGGCTAGATATACTCCAAGAGTTTTGCCAATCGTATTGAAATTGAGAGTTAGCGATTAGGTTCTTTTGACCCAAGCTATTAACCTGTCCGACAACAGTTGTAATCTGGCTATCTAATTGCGTCATCTTGGATTGGTAAACGTCGTTATCCACTTTTCCACGAACCGTTATTTGAATGGCATCGACAGTTTGCGAAATACTTGAAACCGCTGTGACTGTTGCATTGTCCAACGGGCTGGTGGAATAATCTGTCATGACCGATCCTCTTTCAAGCTTAGGACCAGCAATGATTAACTTGTTAGTATTGTCAGTAGTGCGTTCAAGTCTAGGGCACACATAACCATCTGCAGTAACCACAAACGTAACGAATACCCTCTGCCAAGTAGCATTTAGACTAACTGTTTTACTACCAACATCAGTATTATTGGTATTCAGATTATCAATTGCTCGGCAATATAAATTGGAATTACCAGTCCCACTTTCATACTTAGCATAAACTGAGAAAGTATATGTCTCTCCCTTTTTAACAGCCCAGGTCTGAGATAATCCGTTCCAATCTGAAGTGTTAGATACTGCGGTCATTCCATTATAAATCTCACCAGTTTTTGTCCAATTTCCGTATCGGTTCCATATTCCGTTGGGATTATCAATATCACGTGTAGCTCGGTACAGATTGGTACCAACCGCACTATCCATTACCTGTTGCTGAACAGTCATTAAAGTGCTGTTAAATGCCGTAGCGCTTGCCTGCAATTGACTAATATTATGCTGGTTTGTTTGATTGTCAGAACTTAGTGAATCAAAGCTAGCGCCCAAAGATTTGCTTGTTGCTTGGAGCGTACCAATATCCGTACCATGTTTACCTAAAGTGTCATTGACAGTCTGAAATTGAGCTTTAAAACCATTAGAATCAGCTTGAAGATTATTGATACTGGTTGTATGCCCGTCAACGGTGCTTTTGACGCTTGAAATAGTTCCATTGATACCATCAGCAGTCGTCTTAATCTGAGTTTGAGCCCAGGTCTGGGTGGCATATCCATTAAGATCAGACTGCTCGATTTTCTTAGAGATATCAGCTTTCATACCGTCAACAGTTTGAGAAAGCTTGGAGAAAGCAGTAACGGTTGCATTATCAGTTGGATTAGCGCACCAATCAGTTGCTAGACTACCTTTTTCTAGTTTAATTCCGGCGATTTGCAGAGTATTGGTAGTCTTATTAGTTCGTTCAATGCGAGGGCGTAAATAACCGTCACTAGTGGCAACGGTTGTCGATGACACTCTTGTCCATGAATCTGTTATAGTTACGTCAGTGGCTGAAACTGCTGTGCTGGCGTTGCTATAACTACCTTCAGGTGAACGGTTGAGTTGCCAGTAAATCGTACTTGTTCCAGTGCCACTTATATATTTTGCGTATACGCTATAAGTTAAAATATCACCTTTTTTAACTTGGATATATTGGCTCAATCCATTCCAATCGTCTATTGTCTGCATTACAGCTAATCCATTATAGGTATCCGTAGTTTTTGTCCACGCACCGAATCCCCACCAGGATGCTAGGTTGTCAAAATTATGAGTGTCTGTATACAAGTTAGTTCCGACTGCACTGTTTTGAACCTGTGTTTGAACAGTCTCCATGGTGCTACTAAGTTCGGTGGAAGTCTGTTTAAGTTGACTAATATCATTCTTGTTAGTCGTATTGTCACTCGTCAACGTATTAAAACCAGTAGTCAATTCTTTAGAGCTAGCCTGCAAACTACCAATGTCAGTAGATTGCTTACCAAGAGTATTATTAACCGTCGTAAACTGACTCTTAAATGAATTGGAGTCGGCCTTCAGGTCATTAATGCTAGTGGTTTGTCCATCAACAGTCGTTTTGACACTCGACAATGTTGAATTAATTCCATCAGCAGTGACCTTAATTTGATTTTGCGTCCAGGTTTGAGTAGCGTAACCATCCAAATCAGTCTTAGTCAGTTTGGTAGCTAGGCCATTCTCTAACTCTGCGATAGTCATAGTCGAACCATCAGTTAAAGTTTTATAACTCTGACTAACTGCTCCAGCAATTTGCTTAGCGTCTTTAGAGTCAGCTGCAGCAGAAGAAGCCTGTTTAACTGCATCACTAGCATCACTTTGAGCATTCAGGGCACTAGCTACAGCACTATCAGCTTTTTGGTCAACTTTTCCGAATTCAGAGGCTGTAGAGTTTGCTGTAGCAACCGCGATACTAGCATCGCTTTGTGCATCAATAGCTTGATTCAGTGCTTGATTAGCTAGTGCATTTGTATCATCGTACTTAGCCGCAATCTGGGCAGCTTTATCTGATGCACTTTTAGCATTTTCAACCGCGGTTTCAGCTTCCTTTTTAGCTACATCAACTTTGGCGTCTACCTCGCCAGGGTTCAACGTAATCTGCTCCCAACGCCCGTTGACCCATTGTTTGATAGACCAACTGTCTGGATCACTATCACTTTGGTCAAACCATAAGTCACCTTCATTGGCGCTCGTGGGTTCTTTTTCACCATAGTAGTTTGTACTCTTGCCGTTAGCGCTGCTAAGTGCATTATCAACACTTTCTTGAATACGTTGCACTTTGCTATCCAAACTACTTTGTAGATGTGTGTACTGATCAACAATACTCAAATCACCACAAGTGGCCGTATACCCGATACGCTTACCGGTCACATCAAACTGTTCTTCAAGTTGAATAATTCTGATTTTACGCTTGAAATTTAACGCTTCATCAATTGCTAAAATCCAGTCTCCGACTTTAGGCGCTTCATAGTTCGGATAACCAGCGTTCTCTAAGTCATAGATATTCATGGTCATTGACACGGCATAGGTCGCATCAACCTGCTTTTTTAAAGCGGCAATCAAGTTATCTGCAATTGTGTATCGTTCATCGACAATCGGGTCCATCTCTAAGTCGCCAAACTGCTTGGCTAACTCACTGCGATACTCAACTTCTAATCGACCCTTACTTTGGTCTTCAGCATCTTTGAAAGCACCATACCCCTTAGCATACGTCGCAAAATCGGATATTTTCATTTCTTCCGTGAGATCACTAAGGTTAATCCCTTTACGGGCAAAACTGGTCAGGTCACTACCAATCTGTTTAGCAATGTGAACCGTCTCATTGTGCACTTCAAATTCAACGCCAGCCTGATCAATAATGTCGTTAAATAAATCTAACTTATTTTTATAACCCCAATTTTCTTTTTCAAATGCTGGTACGGTAACGTCATTCTTGTAGGTATACCCGGATTTATCAAAGAGTTGTCCTAGATAGAATGTATACTCATGACTACCCGTGTATTGTGCGTGCAATGCTACTTTAGCAAAGTCCCAAAAGAACTGTTGTACCGCATCAAAGACAACGGTATTGGTGTCATCACTCAGCTTCTTATACGTAATAACGTACTTTTCATTATCGAAGTTTAACCACCATCCGTAGTCTAAACCGTTCAATACGTCGCCGCCGGCAAACACTTCACCAGTCAGTGACAGTCCGCCATTAACGCTAGTAGTTCTTGTAATGGTAGCTTGGCCGAAATGGGTAGTCCCAGCCGGATCATGAAATTTAATCAATAATTTTCACCTCACCTTCCTAAATATATAAATCACATAAATTTTTGATCTGAATATTCGCACTGATTGAACATACTACCTTGTTAGCTGCACTGGGATGCAGGATAAAATACCCCGCATTAGTTTTATCATTAATGTTCTGACTGCCACGAGTATTATTCATGCCCGATAACGTATAAACGTCACCAGCAACTACTGGGCTAGTAACTATCAATGATTGACCATCGACTGTCAACGTAAACCCACCAGCAGACGCCACCTTAGCCGTCACAACAAAATAAAAAGCCTGTTCTAGCTGTGAACAAGCTACTGTACCGTTATAAGTTATTGATTGGCCACTAACTAATGTTTGCGAACGTGGCTTGCTCTCACCATATGGCAATTCGACTGTCTCAAATTCCAGTGACCAGGTGTAGTAAACGCCCTTACCAGTCCGCTCGATGATTGATGGTAAGTTGGTATCTGTTCGATACACTTTAAACCGTTTCTTATCGACAGTTTGTGCTGGCATCACAAAGTCTTTGCCACTCTCACGCACGTCATACAAGTTTCGACCGCCGTAAACGCGCGTTAAATAAACGGGGTCCGTTTGTGATAAAGCCGTGTTAACTTTATCTCGCACGTCATCCGCTTGTTCTAGGCTCTTAACCCAATACAAACCATTGATTATAATCTTTTTGACGACATGCCGGCCCCCATAATCCAATGAACCGGCGCGCCCATCAAAACTCTTAGTAGTTCTGGTGATTGTTGGCACCGATTCTTCGAAGTTGAGCACTTGGAAGCCGAAGTCACTCAACTTATGTTCAGTTCCATTTAAGTTTGTAATTAAAGCATCCATTTGCTAACCTCCTTGTGGGAAGAATCGATTTAAATTGTGTTCCCGTGAATCCTTTTGTTTAATCAAAGTCCGCAGCTTTTCACCAATCATATCGTTGTGCACTTCAAATGTTGGTTGTTGGTCATCAAGCTTATTCAAGATAGCTTCCAGGCCTGCTACGATTGCTTGTGTACTGTCACTACCACCCAAGTTATAGTTGATTGTGGTATTATCTCCGCCAATTGAGTCGTTGATTGCTTTCGAAGCTTGGATAATTGATGAATTAGCCGGAATAGTACCAGCAGCATACTGTGAGACACCAAACATTTTGGCCGTTAATCCCGCTGGAATAACTTGCGTTCCTTTTGGTGCATTCAGATAGACATTACGTCCGTGTGGAATAAACGCTGGATGCCCGGGATACTTGACAGCTTCACGGTATACTGAACTTTCTTCGTCATTAACAATGATTGGATTACCATCGGTACCTGTTGTACCTGTTGCGTGCCGAGTAATTTTACGAAAAACAGTTGTAATGAAGTGAGTCACGTTCCCCATTGCATTCCAGTGGCTTAGAGTACGGATTGCGCTACTGATTGGACCAGAAGCACCATCGTGACCACGAGCAGTCTTGTCTCGCATACCAGTTCCGTTGTATCGACCTAATGAACTTTTAGCGCGTCCCATAGCACCGCTTGCCGAATCATATCCGTGAGCGGTTTTTCCGCGCATGCCTACCCCGTTGTATCGATCAAGTGACCGATGAGCACCGTTAATTGGACTAGATGCAGCGTCATGTCCACGAGCAGTTTTGAGTGCCATATTAACGCCGTTATATTTCATTGCCGATTTACGTGCACCGTTCATCGAACCTGAGGCCGAATCCTTACCTTTTGCAGTTTTAGTCTGCATCTTGGTTGAGTTAAATTTATCTAGTCCCTTTTTTCCATTCTTAGCAGGACCAGATGCCCTATCAGTAGCCTTAAGCACCTTACCAGTTACTTTGACACGGCCATATTTGTCAACTGAAATTTTAGCTTTACCAGCATTCTCGCTAGCATTATCCTTAGCAAATAAATTCTTAGTAGCGTTTTTTGGTAAATTCTGATAAGCCTTATAATTACCAGTTACCTTCTTAATAATTCCCGTAGCGCCCTTGTCGTTTGCAATTAGCTTCTTTTCAGCCGTAGGTAAGCTGTTCCAGTCTTTAACGTTCCTAACGCCTTTCGCAACATCTTCGGCACCCTTAGCTTTAGCCATGACCGTCTTCATTTGTGGTGTTAAGTTGTTCCACTCCTTAACACCAACTGAAGCTTGCTTCATAGCTGGCGACGCGTTGTCTTTGAGGACTGCCCGCTTCTCAGCCATCGTTAACTTATTCCAAGTTTGAGCCTTAGTCATGACGCCTAAGAGTTCTGGTCCACCTTTGGAAGTAATGATGGCCTTCTTTTCGGCTGGGGTAAACTTACCCCATTGTTTGCCCTTTTCGATTAGCCCGGCTAGATCATCGCCACCTTTAGACTTAATCATCGCCTGCTTCTCTTTAAGCGTTAAACCATCCCAGCGTTTGGTCTGAACAGCCGCAACCCCAACCATGGCCGCGGCATTAGAACTCATCTTTCCCTGTTTAACCAGTAGTTTCATCTGATTCCATTTGTCTTTCGACTTAGCGGCCTTATTGACTTCTGCCTGCGCATTGGTCTTAACTTTTCCAGTCTTGGAATCAAATACTAAGCTATTCCAGGTATCAGCTGCCGCCTTAGACTTCTTACTCATGTTGCCAGTTTCAGCAACCACCAAGGATGTACTCTTACTCATGTCATCATTTTGCCGTTTTACAATCGCCGCTGCTTGCTTGTAAGTGTAGCCAACATTTAGTAAATCCTGCGTAATTTGGGCTTTAGAAGTTCCATTCGCCTTGTCCAACTTATAAATTGCTGCAGCCATATTATCCGTTGTTGAACGATGAGTCGCTTGTAAATCTTTCATTGCTTTACCATATTGAGAAGCAGAAATTTCACCTTTATCGTACATGGACTTGATCTGCTGGCTCTGATCATTGTAAAGCTTGTTTTCTTTCTGCATTGAAGACGTCAATTGATTAATGGTCGTATCACGTTGCTTACGGGTCATGTTACCAATATCCCCATTCAATGCAGCTAGAACGTTCTTCTTAGCACTTCCACCAATTTTTAGTAGGCTAATTTCATCGCTATTCATTTTACGTTGGCTATTGAGCAATGCAGTTCGTTCCGTATCACTTAAACCAGACATCTTGCCATTGTGGTTTTTTAGTATTGCTTCCGCGTTATTATAATTTTCCTTAGCATCGGCCAATACCGTAGCATTATGCTTCTTGCGATCAGCAATATCCTTTTTCAAGTCACTTTGAACAGAGTCGGGCAGGCCCTTCATATCCTTCTGCATCTGCTGGATAGTGTCTTTGGAATCCTTCTCCATCTCAGTGTACATATCGCCAAAATCCTTGGCAACGCTCTTAGTGCTTGTATGACTTGCTGTCTCAAAATCCGTCAATGACGCACTAGCGTTAGTACTAAATCCCTTGAATTTAGTCAGTGCAGAATCAGCCTGTTCACCGACATCTGAACCCCATTTCCGTGTTCGTGCAGCACTAGCTGCAGCTTCCTTACCGTAGAGTTGCCAGTAAGCCACACCGGCTACAGCTGCCAAACCAACACCGGTCACCGCCGCACCCGTCACACTTAATGAGGTTCCTAATACACCGGCGCCAGCTTCGGCCGTCGTAAAGGCACCTTTAAGCAAGCCAAATGTTGACTTAGCCGTTGATGCTGAGCCATTTACAGTATCAACACTACCCTTGAACGCTTTGAAACCGCCACTAGTGGCATCAGTCGCACCTTTTAACATCGCGAGTGATTCTTTAGCTGCTTGATTCTTCGCGTGCCATTGTGCGGTAGCGCTAATAACTTTAACAATACCGCCACCAAATGTTCCAAATCCACCGACGATATTACCCAGCATACTCAATACTGGGCCACCAGCAGCAGCTAATAGGGCAAACTTAATAATGGTATTCTGAGTGGCATCATCCATCTTCGAGAAGCCTTGAACCATATCCGTGGCTTTCTTAACTAATGGTGTTAGTTTTGGAATTAACTTCTCACCGATTTCAATTCCTAGCACTTGTAATGACGCAATCAGTTTCTTGACATTATTTGCCGAAGTATTGCTCATTTGCTCGGCAACTTTCTTAGTCGCACCACCAGCGTTTTCAGTATCTTTAGTCAAGTCACGGAGGCTCTTAGAACCGGCCTTAACTAATGCGTTAGCAGCAGCTTGGTTCTCACGTCCGAATGCTTGGGCTAAGGCCTTACCACGTTCAGCGTTTGACCAGCCCTTAGTGCCATGTGTGATATCATCAATTAGTTGCGGTAAATCGTGTGAGTCATGGGCCAGTTGCTTCGAACTAATGCCCATACTCTTGAATCCTTCGGTGTTTTGCTTGGTTGGCTTAATCAAACTAGTCAGCATACCACGTAAATTAGTCCCAGCTTTTTGGCCTTCGATTCCTTGGTTACTAAGCTCACCAACAGCCGCCGCAGTTTGTTCAACGCTGAGACCCAAACTAGATGCAACTGGCCCGACGTAGCTCATCGCATCAGACATATCACCGAAGCCAGCCGCAGTTGCATTGGCCGCGTATGTCAGCGAATCGGTAACCCGCTGAGTGTTTTTCATCGTCCCAGCCGTTGAGTTAGTCTTTAACCCGAACTGTTCAACGATTGACGCTGTGGCATTCATGACCGTACCCATATCTTCACCAGACGCCATGGTCGCATCTAAGATAGACGGCATTGAGCCCAGAACTTGGTTAGTCGTGTAACCACGCCGAATCAGCTCAGCCATACCATTATTGATTTCAGTAGTCGAAACACCGTACTTCATCGACATCTTTTTAGATGCATCACCCAACTGATCCAACTGTGACCGGTACTTAGCGGTAACCGCGCCCCCGTTAGTCAGCAGAGGCCCCATGGACTTGATTTGCGAATCAAAAGTGATAGCGGATTTAGTTGCAATGGCTAAACCAGCCGCAATTGGGGCGCTAACTTTGCTGGTCATCGTTGAGCCGATGTTCTTCATCGATGTACCAGTCGCTACAGCGGCCTTGCTAACTTTATTTAAGCCACCGGTAAAACCAGTTTGCTCAACGCGTGCTTTAGCCATTGCCGCTGCATTATTCTTATACTGAGTTTGTAATGAGGCTAATTTAGCATTGGCATTCTGCAATTGAGTTGCTAGCTTAGCTGTTTGCGCGGTTGGTTTACCATCAACCAGTGAGTCCTTGTACGCTTTACCCAGTTTTTCAACAACCCGCTGCTGACTCATCATTACTTGTGACAAGCCTTTAGACTTAGCTGATAGGACATCAAACTGGCGGCCCGATTGACCGAGTACAGCCATTGATGATTTCATCTCAGCCATTGCATACTTAACTTCACGTTTAGCACCGGTTAAACCTTTACCAAACGCAGCGTGATCCAGCCCTAACTCGATGACCATGCGGCCTAATACTTCATCTGCCATTTATTATTCCTCCTTTCATTAAGATTTTCTAGCAAAGTCAAAAAGACTCATGACAGGCTGATTACCAGGATTTACACCCACAGTTCCCGGTTTAACTCGGGTCCCACTTTCAGTCTGCTGAGTCTGTTCGGTCGTTGCTTCGATTATTTGCGACAATAATTGAAAATCAACATCATTTAATACGCTCGATAGTGTATAGCCAGTTCGGTTTTCAACAATTACGCCGACTGCTGATAACACACTTTTGCGAGCTTCTTTGATTGTTATTCCGGTGTTGTCGCCATCTGTAGCTTTTTTGGGTTTACATTTGCAACCTTACAAATAAGTTCAAAAATATGGTCTTCAAAGCCAATCGCATTGAAACCATTCCAAATTGCTTCTGTTGTCACTAACGGGTTAGTAAATACTTTGGCTAGAAATGCTACTCGTTCTTCAAAAACATCACGCAATTTACGATCTGAGTTATCGGTTTCGATTAAGTCCAATGCGTCCAAGATACGGCCTGCCGGAATGAACGATTCCGTGAAGGTCTGCTTTTTACCATCAATAAGTAATTCCATCTTTAGTGGTGTACTCATAGTTTTTTCCTCCATACACAAAAAGCCGCCCCAATTGGTATTGTTGATTTATCGGCGACTAGTGGTTAGTTATTCAATATGTTTTTCAGGATTATCCATTACTGGGGGTTGTATCGCTACCTGCTGGATCAAACAATTGCTTTTCAAACTTCGTAACAGTCGTTGCATCCTTAGTGGCATCGCCCACAAACTTCTGCATCACTTCGCCGTTAGTAGCAGTGGCAATCGAACTAATTGGCGTAAAAGTCCAGGCATCAGCTTCTGGCGTAAATGATTTAGATGAATCCAGCGTACTCAAGCTAATCTTATCCCGCGTAAAAGTTCCCTTAAAGAAACCAACTAACGCAATTTCACCAGTGTCTTCTTTGGATTCCATTTCAATTGAGCAATATGGTGGCAATGTGTCTTCACCACCATAGCTGATCTTGTCATCATCGACACGGAAGCCAGCCAATAGGTCAGCACTAGCTTCCGGTAAATCTAAAATACCGAGTGCTACCTTAGCGTCACCCAAGCCTTGACGTGACAAGTAGTAATCGATATTAGACCCCGGTACTTTCACTGGGTCTTTAGCTAAACCACTGATTTCAGCAGTGGTCGTAGCCCCTTTGTGTGCCTGACCTTCAACAATAATCAGGTCACCTTTTTTCGTGCCGTCTTCGGCAAATGGCTGAATCTTTAATCGTTTATATCCTACAAACATAATTACATCTCTCCTTAATAATTTGTGTCATACAATTTAGTGTTACCGCGGTATCTGCGAACATCAACAAAGCGGTTAGTTTCAGTCATGAATTCATCTAATTCGTTCTGAGCACCAGCTAATCTTGAAAAGCCCAAAGCAAGCATTTCGTTTTGAATTTCACGTGCCACAGCATTACGTGCCGGTCGATTGATAGATTCAACATTGACTTGAAACGTGAACTGCACATTCAAATAATCATCACTGCCAACAGCCGCTGGTACCGGTGGCCCGACAGGTGTAAGCACAACAAATAGATTGTCGTGGTCAGCCGTTTCTGGGCTTTCGAAATAATTAATTCGATGACTGCCATCACCAGCTAATGTCAGTTTTGCAATTGTTTCATTCGCCAACAACGCGGTATAAATAGTTGCAAGCATATCCTTGGGCTCAGTCATAGTAGTTTCCTCAATTCAGCTTCTTCAAGTGCCTTTGCAGGCCCACGACTACTGTCAAACGCGCCTTGAACCTTGCCCATACCGCGTGGATGGTAAGTCTTACCAAATCTGGTATAGCCTAATTCGTTAAGATGAACTAACCGCCAGCGTGAACCAGCATGCCATCCAATTTTAATTGTGCGAACACCGCCACGGCTATGAGGGGTACCAACTGATACTTGAAGAACTGTTTGACCTGTGTCACGATAGCTGGCGACCGCATTCTTGAGTTCAACCGCTACTCGCCTGCCGGCTACTCTTAACGCATCATTTTCAATACGATTTAGCTTTGCTGGGCTAAACTTTTCGGCCAACTTATTAATTACTTCATCAACGCCTTTAAACTTAACCGTCACTTCCGTCATTTAGTCACCCCCAGCACAATTTTTACAAACTGGTTATTTTCTAAATCTGGTGCTACCTGGATAACGTCCCAAACAATCGGTTGACCAGTGGCATCTAGATAGCGGCGGTCGTCAATGACCACGGTGTCCTTAGTTGTCGGGTCAAATTCACCAAAAGTATCACGGATTTTTACCGTTGCGCCGTACTTGGATTCGTGAGCCGTTAGCACCGTGCGATCCTTGGTTGATGGGGCATAAACTAGTCCTAGGCACTCAAAAATTTGCTCGGTTTGACCACGCCCTGGTTCGGGTCCCGTATTCTTGACGGTACGAAAAAAACGAACCGGCGTATTAAGCTGATTCGTTCTTATTGGTGGTGCTTTGTACTCAAACTTCGGTCGATTCATCTTCATCATCTCCCGGTTTGTAATTTTCTAAGGATGCGGACAGCAAATCGTCCAAAAAATTGGTATCGAAAAACTCGACTTGATCATTATAGGCGTATCGGGCCCGTTCAATCACAAGCTCATCGTAAACGTCATCATTAGCGTCACTGGCAATGCCTGTAATACTGGTAATACGTTTCTGACTAGCATCTAAAATTTGTGACAGATTTTTGTCTTCTGCGCTATGGTAAATCTTCATTCGCTGTTTAAACTGTTCCAATAATGGATTCACTTTTTCATCTGCCATTTAATCACCTCACTAATGCTAGTAAATCGGCCTTCAACGTAGCTCCAGTGTGGTCGATTCCGTTAGCATCTAACCAAGCAGTGATTTCAGCCACGGTACTGTTCGCGGTAGGCTTAGTTACCCCGGTGTCCGGGGTCGCTATTTTCCCGTGTCACCGCCGGTCGTTGGTTCAGTGGTCGTAGTACCAAGAGTAGCAAGTTTCAAGTCGTAAACCGCAGCTGCCTTGTCATCCTTAGCCTTACCATAGAAGAACTGCTTTGCCGTGTATAAGTCCATGTCTTCAAGTGCCAGCGTTTGGTCGTATGGTTGAATCTTCAATGGGCCAGCTTGGAATGCATCATAGCGGCCTTGAACGAAGGCAATCACCTTGTTTTCTGGCGTAAACTCAGATTCGATAATTGTTAACCCAAATGGTAAGGCAGTGACGAATTGGCCAGCTAAGTTTTGAACCATGAATTGTGCTTCCACATCTAATGATTCCCCAGGACCCATGACCATAACAGTCTTGCCCTTAGCGACAACAGGCTTACCATTTTCCTTAGTTGAAAGATTCTTGATCATACCAGCTAATTCTTTAGCAGCAGTCTTGGTATCTGCAAACGTCAACGTCCCAGCGGATTCCTTTTCAGGGTATACGCCGCCAGTCACGGCCACCCCTTCCTTGACGGAACGGTTTAAGCCAATTGGTTTTTGATTCCCATCACCAGTCAAGAATGCAGTTTCAGCGCCGACCGCAAAGGCTTCAGTAATTTGGGTGATTACGTATTGCTTAATCCATGATGGGCCGAAGTCGCTTAAGTCCTTTGGTAATACCAAGAACGCGGTTGCCTTGGATTGGTCAGCTTTAGTCTCCTTGAACTTAGCATCTAATTGACTAGTGATTTCGCCGAAAATATTACCCCAGCCAATTACTCCGGAAGCATCTGATTGGATAATCTTCAAGCTAATACCTTGGTTTTGCAAACCGATCGCTTGAAGCAATGGGTGGTCTTGCACCATGTCATCGAACACTTCAGTAACAACCGTTTCAGGCAATAACTTAGGTTCTTTAAATCCAGTGTCTGTCTTAATTTCATTGAAGAACTTCACTTCTTCGTTAGACATCTTAGGGTCGTGTCGGCGAGCATCCAAGTAGTCTTCGGTTTGAGCATGAACTTGGTTCTTAATTTCTGAAAGTGTATCTTCCCCCAAAGCGTCCATCATATCAGTAAAACCCTGTTGTTGTTCTTCGGGCTTGGCAGCGTTCTTCACCAATTGTGCGTACTTTTCACGTGCGTCAGTAAAGTTTTTGAAAGCTTTTGTATCAAATTTAATCATTACTTTTCCTTCTTTCTAAATTAAAAAGCAAACGGATTAAATGTTTTTTCCGTTTGCACTTTAGGTTTAACATTTAGTTTTTGAGTGACTGCAGTCGTAATACGATCAATATCTGAATCAGATAATTTGAAAGGATTAATACTGCGTGCAGTTGTCATCCCTGAATTATTTTGCTTCATTAACTCAGTTATTTTATCAATGGCAGGCTTTGGTAACATACCTGAGCCACCATCTGCGACCAGCTCAATTTGATCATCAAACATAATTTCATCGACAAAGCCTAATTCTTTAGCTTGGTCTGCATTCAAATACGTTTCTGAATCCATCTTGGCCTGTAGATCTTCCATCGATAAGCCAGTTTTAAGATGATAAGCATTCGCAATCGCTTCGCTGGACTGCTTTAAAATTTCAGACAACTTAGCCTGATCACGGTAATCACCACGCAATCCACCAGCTACATTGTGAATCATAATTTGGCCGACTGGACTAATCCGTGTGGGATTACCAGCCATGGCGATCAATGACGCTGAACTTGCGGCCATCCCAACAATGTTAACCATAACTTTTCCTTGATAAGACATCAATGCAGTATAAATTTCAGTTCCAGCGTCCATTAAACCACCACCAGAATTAATATCAACTTCAACAGTTGAGCCATCATCTGGTAATGCATCAATGACATCCTTAGGAGCAGTACTGTCCATTTCCAACATGTCATAAATCCACTTGTCATCATTACTAATAATCGGACCCTTAACGTTAATCTTCTTCATTATTATCACCACCTTTCGTTGTATAATTCTTAGTCATCACAATCTGGTCCCCATCTTCACGTGGCGGCAACCCAACTGCTGAACGAACTTCATTTTGAGTGACCATACCAGATGACCCCAGCTTATCAATTTGCTCTGCCAGTTCGATTAGCGTTGGTCGATTAATGCCAATAACTTCAATTTGCTTACCATTCTTTAAGTAATCGCGTTGACTGAATGATTTGGCATTAAGCTCCGACTGAATCTTATTTAATAGCGCACTCAAACACTGCTTGTTGAATAATTCTTTGTTGTCGCTACTTTCGGCAGTTTCACCGTGTATCAGCGCCGGTGGTACTCCCACCAGCCGTGCAACGTGATCAATGAAAGCCATTAGCACGCTGTTGCTTTCATCAAATGTCTGGTTCTTACCCACACCGTTTGACACTTCGTTATACTCAAAACCATTAGTGATTGGTACCAGTGCAACGGAGTTATTGCTGAAAGATTGGAAAATCTTGTCAATAAACTTCTGCAGTTTGTTCGCTTTACCGTCATTAACACCAGCCGTCATATCAGCCTTAACAGTCGCGCGAATCTGATTATTACGCAATTCTAGCTCATACATCCGCCCAAACAACTCGCCATAGTCTCCCCACAAACCAGTCAGATAGTGCTCTAACTGCTCATTTGAGTATCTCAGGTAAATAACATCAGACATCGGGAAGGAACGCTTAAACGTGTATTCCTTGACCGTGACATTGTCGAAAATATCTTCATATACTGCATACTCGTGACGACTAAAATCATCAGCAATTAATAAATCACCATCGTCGTCTTGAATCACCAGCACCTCGTTGTAATAAATCAATTGGTAAACAAAATGCTGCCAAAAATCACTGGCCGATTCGTCAGTATTTGGTCGGACATTGAGCTTGTAATACATCGCATCCTTAACAGGTAACCCCTTGTTCATCACACGAAACTCCGACTGGCTAACCGCCCGGCCCACGTAATTGATCACGGTGTCAATCGCCATACGCTTTAAGTAGGCTCGGTTTTTAATGTCTTGAAACAAATCAAGATCATAAATAAAGCTGGAATCTTTTCGCCGCGTAAACAGGTCAAAGAAGCTATTAATTACACTCATATATTCACCTCCTTTCCGTTAGAAATCAATGTCTGCCAACATATCTAGCGATTCATTTACCGAGTAGTCGGGTAACTGGTCAACCAGATATTGGCCATATTCAAACGCTTTGAAGCCATCAGTTTTTCGCCGAATTTCTTCTTTCTTGCCGTATCGTTTGTTACCGTGGCTATCGGTCGAAACCAACACGTTTTGAGTGTTCCACCGCAATAACGGGTTGTCTCCCCAGATATATTGATGATTAGCAAACCCGGTCTCAATTCTCGGTGCCAGTAGGCCATCAATGGCAGTTGGATTCCGAATCACGACCACCTCAAAGCCTGCATCTTCAAAGAACTTACGAAGTAAATCCGCCCGGAAATTATCCATGACAACTTTCTTAATGATGAAACGTTTCCGCTGCTCTAAGAACCAATCCACGACTGCTTGCGGGTCAATGGTTGGTGTGTCAACCACGGACAACAACCCCCGTTCTTCCCATTCAGCAATAGGAGGAGCAGATTGGGGGCGGTCTTGTGGTTTAGCTGAATACGCATAGAACTTATCGACAAATTGACGGCGGGCAAATTGATGGCTGATAAAGTACTGCTTGCCTTCTCGTTTGATGGTCAACCCGTCTGCGGTAAAGTCGCGAATAGATGCAAAATCCACCGATCCAATCGCTTCCATGCCTTGCAAGTCGTCCAGTAGAATCGGACGGTTAGTCGCTTTGATTTGCTCATACGGTGCAATTGAACGCTCCAAGTCTTCAATTGGAAAGTCCATCCGTTTAGTCATAAACTCTTCACGCTTAGAAGTTTCAAATTGCATTTTGACATACATCTTTCGCATCTTATTGTGAAGCGTCTGCCCATATCCTGTAAGCGGCTTGGATAGCATTGGATTCGCCAATTCCCAATACTTCTCATCATCTACCTGATCAGCAGAATCCAATTTACACCAAAATGGAAACATAGTGTCAGGTGGCAGCTTGCCACTCATTACACTCAAAGCAACCTTCTTTTTTTCGTCCAAATAGCCACCACGAACATAGCCATCCGAACCAATTTCAAACTGGCGGGACTCAGGACGTTTACCAAGCCCCGATTCATAAACCGACACACCCGAATCATCTGGGTACTGATGGATTTCATCGAACACATCAAACCCGTCTCGCAAACCATCTTTTGTTTTGCCATTAGAAGTCTGATAAACCAGGGTGGAATTAGTTGCTTTCGAAGTGATATACGACTTGGCAGCACTAAAAGCATTTTGCAAAATTGGATTATTGCCAACCACGTTATAAATCTCTTCAATAGATGTCTTCGCCTGTTCTTCCGAGTTAGCCACAATGGAGCCGTTGTAACCAGGAATACCATTCAAGTCGCTTATCAAGAACGCCCCAGTCGATGAAATCCAACCGTTTTTACCACCCCCCCGTCCCATAATTATCAGGAACTCATCATAATAAACTGTGCCAGTCGTTGAATCATAGAGAAAAAGAAAAGCGTCCAGAAATCTCTGAAACGCAGCGGTTGGGAAGAACCATTTTTCGGTAAATTTAATTAGATTATCGATTTTTTTATCATCGAAGTACAAGTTATCATTAGATAAAACATACTTCTTTAGGTAATTTATCAGCATAACCCGTTCTTTATTGAGTAATATCTTTCCGGACTCGTACAAATCGATATACTCATCAACATACCTTTGGTGAATCATACCAAATCACTTGAATCGTATTGAGAAGGGGGCGTTTTTACGACTTTTTGTGTGATTTTTGGCATTTTAAAGTCCTTTTCAAGCGTAATTAATGCAGAATTAATTCTATTTTTTTCTGCAATTCCAGGATTTGGCTTCCAATAAGTTTGACTGCCATTCTGAATTTTTAACATGACGCCATGCTTTTGTATGCTTTCGTCAAGCTTATAAAAAGCGTTCAAAAGGCTGATATACCGGTCAACCTTTTCCTTTTCAACCGCCGACTTTCGATCAATTCGCTGCATCAATTCCCTTCTTATTTTACGGTGGTCCAAACCCCCACCCCCTTTCAAATTGAATAAAAAAACAATATTTTTCCGGAGTCGAGTCCTACCCACCGGTTCCCAGTTTTCTATTTTTCGCCAATTTTTTTGACCCCGGGGGCCTTGGCAATAAATGCTTTCCAGTCAAAAAAGATACATTTCTCAACGTAGTAATATCCAGTAAATTCTTCCGCCGTATTCATCCGTTTACAATAGTTCTTCGCTCGTCGTTCACTAAAATAAACGCGATGCGCAAATAATACATTCGCTTGTTGATCACGCATAACTACGTAGACCACGACTTGCTTAGTGTTATCGGTTCTTGATCGCATTAGTCATCACTCCTTATCTATTGATAGAACACCTTACCAGTCTGTTGATTGATAAAGATCACATGCTGAATTGGCTTATAGTCGCTCTCCGATAATAAGAAGATGGTTGCAGTCATCATGCTAACTCCTGACTCATCAATATCTGTAGCCGTTACAAACAGATAACTACACGACACTACCTGAGCCTGCTCACCGTCAACATAGATCTCAGGTATCTTTTGCCCGTTGTTTATTGACCAAGTTATATTATGTTCCACCATTAATCCCACCTCTCATCCTTTGACCATCGATTCTCTTTACGCTCATGCTTCGTCCGATAGTTCATACGATGGTGCCGCTTGTTGTGGCAGTCCTTACACAATGTTCGTAGGTTAGTCGGTTTGGTTCGCAATTCCGGATAGTCAGCCAACTCTTTGATGTGGTCAACCTCCAACACCACTGGACGACCATGGCTATCAACGTCGCCAGACCGTGTGACCTTGCCATCACGCTTACACCACACACATTCATAGTGATCACGTTTAAGGATAGCAGCACGCAGATGCTCCCACTCAACCGAACCATAGAATGCTCGGCACTGATCATTTGTCCAGTGCATCGTAGAACGCCGCCTGATCACCCATTTCCCTTAACTTGCTGATTACTTTGGAAGTATCAATGTCCACATCAACCTTTAGCTTTGATGCGTGCTTGGGCTCAATACCAGCCATAACGTTACCCAGCCCATCATAAATATCGTGCAGTGAATAGCCTTGCTTGATTAATCCGTAGCATGTCTCATTGATCGTCTGTGTTGCGTTGAACTCCGATTGTTCCATTTGATTACCTCCAATAATTTTATGTATAAGAAAACGCCATACCTTTTAGCATGACGCTTAAGTCATTTCTTGAATTTATTTTCTTCAATAAATTTATTCAATGTTTTTAAAAATTCAACAGCTTGTCGATTCGAGTATTCATCTTCCTTTTTTAATTCTTTGCGACCCTTATCCATTAAATATTTAGAAACGGTCGGTAACGCTATTAAAGCGGCTAAGGAAGTTATCAGAACACCCAACAGCGTTGCAAGCTGGGAGTAATAATTAAGCAATTTTGAGTCTCCAGAGTGTATAACTCCCATTACAAAGAAGAATAATGCAATTAGAACCAAACTACTAGCAATCACCAAAAGAATACGGTTAGAAACAAAAAACAAGCGACTCTTCTTTTTTACTTGCTCGTCATGCTGATTTACTTGCTCGTCATGCTGATTACTTATCTGCGAAATTACATTCGTGATTGTGACTATAACTGCAGAAAACGATGCAATTACAGAAACCAATGAAATTATATTGATTCGAGTAACAAAATTCATAAACTGATTCACGTATTTCCCTCCCTTTATTAATAATTTTACTAAACCTACGTTAAATTATCTATAAGGAGACGAACAATCACACTATTCGATAATACAAATATACACCCATTTACTCGGCATGTAAGTGACATTCAGGGGACATTTTAGTGACATCTAGGGGACATGGTTCATAGAATAACGTAATTATCAATATTATTCATTTTTATAAAAGATCAGTTTGTCTCAAGTTTATCAATATATATCAGGGCCCTTTCACAGAAATGTCCATAATCATCTCTCATACCATTAATTTCACTATTAATTTTAACTATATTTTCTCTAATTTTTTGTTCTATTTTGTTTTTCTTATTCTTATCTTGTTCCTTATTGTACCTAGCCATGTCATTTTTTATTTGCTTGTGTAGTTGCTTAACTTCAGTCCCTCTCTTATCCAAGTCACTATTTTGCTCCAGTAATTCCCACCATGTATTAATAAAACTTTGAGGTAATTTAAACCGATAGTGGCTTAAATTAATTCCACTATCGCCAAGGAAATCAATAAAGTCCGTAACCTGCTCGTAATGTATCTTCCATTGATTCATTTTTATTTGATTAACTTTTGTCAACTGAAAAATAGGATATTCAGTTTGATATTCTAATTCAGAAACAATATCTACAATTTCGAATAAATATTTCACTCTTTCTTGAATCTTATACATTCTAAGTTCCGTAACTCTATTGGCTTTTATTTCATGTACAGCGATTAACATTGCAAACGAAGAAGACCCAATCAATGCAATCCAGGTTCCAGCATATTGTGCCCAAAATCCCAACCAATCACTAGAGCTGGTACCAGGAATAAGATGCAACATTTCGCATAAAACAGGAACAGCTATGGCTAATACTATAAGGAAAAACAACATCAAATAAGCAGCTATTTTTATTATCGTTCTCATTTTTAATTCCTCCAAAAACTATTATGATTCATGCCACAAAAAAAGCTACTGCGCAATTGCAACAACTTTTTCCTTTGAAGCTATTTATTGTAAATGCACAAAGTTGATATAAAAACCACCAGTTGTGCAAATTGTTTATACGTATAATTACTTGGATCGTATCGTCCGTGCTGAACACTATTTCTTCCAAATTCTACCTGTTCGGATGGTAATTTAAATGGTTTATTTTTAAACAGAATATCAGCTTGCTCTAAGGTTTTATAATAAACATATTGAAAAATATCAACTTCAATTTTTTTATCACTCTTACTTCTTTTTTTCATTTTTTCTACCCTACCATGATTCGAAAAGTCATCAACATTTAATTCGCCCTCATGCCGTTGACTGACCAAAATTGCATCCAAGATTGAAAACAATAGTGGATAGAATAGCTTCCAACTATTAGGGCTTTCCTTTAATGTTGTAATCAAATCTTGTACAATATCCTTATGGATAGTCACACTACTTTGTATATTTTCTAATTCATCAAATATTCCATTATCTTTAATGTAATAAGAAGAATATTGTTGATCAATCTCATCTAACGAAAACTTTAACAAATCATCTGGTTGAGTAAATAGATTAGGAAAATTTTCAATTCCATTTCCCATACTCCAACCGGTCTGATAAATCTTATCAATTACTTTTCTTTGATTAGGATATTCTTTTTTAAAGTTGTCAGCTACTTTACCTGCACGTTGGGCCATGCTATGAATACTTTTCCAGTATTCTGAATTAACAGCCTCCGTTAAGAAGTTTATTCCTTTCTGTTTACGGCTAGCCGCTACCATGATTTGTTGTTTCGATGCTGAAATTTGCTGCATTATTTTTCTGTTTTCAATAGCAAAAGAGTCCTCACCCATCTTAGATAAATTTATAGAATTAATTTTTGCTACCTTTTTGAGAAATTCTAAATATCCTCTTGAACTAACTGGTATTTGTTTAAATTTATAGTGATTCATTGCCTGTGCGCGTGTTCGATTGATTTTCTGTATATTTCCTTGTAATCGTTTCAACTCATCCTCATTCATATTTTATCATCCTTTAGTTATGTACTTTTAATAAACAAACTTTCACCAATTATGAGATTTCAATCTTTTACTATTATAACAAGAAAGCCGTCGCATAATCGCAACGACTTTTCCTTTATAAAACTTTCACGTGTCTTACTCCATCACCGTACAGTCGTTTGACCTGACGGAACGAATAACTCATCTGTAACGCAATCGTGTCCAGTTGAATATCTTCAATAAAATACTGTTCTAATATAGAAGCTTCTAACGAATTAGTTAACTCATCAAGACAATTCGTAATTTCAGCTTTGATCGGCCGACTCTTCTTAATCAACCGGTTAATCCGCTTTTCAACCTCTTCTCGCTGAATTAAATCGTCAGCTAGCTCTCGCCGCTTACCACCGCCTGGTTGCCCGGTAATACTAGGTGAATGTGTTGACTCAATACGATCATCAAGGACAAATAGCTTAGTTTCAAGCCGCTTGATTTGTCTAAAGTAAGGCCGGTAACGCCTTAAGAATTGCTTATTAGTTTCAAAATCACCCACCACTTTCCACCTCAACTCTGAATAATTAAATTGCCGTGACGGTACTCCGTCACCCGCCGGTTTAACCAGCTGTACTTCTTATGCAGTTGCTTTAAGGTTTGGTTCTTCTCCTCTGTTGTATGTGAGCTCTTGGCTGCGTATGCTTCAATTAAATTGTATTGTCGCAATGAAACTGCTAAATAGCAGCTCTTCATTGTTGCCTTGGTTAACTTCCAGATTGGCGCCATTTCTTTTTCGTTTGCGCCAAGAATGCCATTCGCATGACGATCTTCAACCTCACATACAAGGATGTTGAGCTTCTCATGATCTATACGCTTTTCCATTATATTTTCTCGCCCTCATTCTAGCTATCGCATAAACTTTGCCTGCAATTATCATGGTGGCATTATTTATTGTTGTCAAAATACATGCTCTATTGTAAGATTTGGATTACTTTCGGTGTATTCGGTGTCAGTCATTTGTGTCCCTCCTGTTTACGTTTTTCGATAAAAGGTGTAAATATGAATACTTTTCCTAGAAACACTTTAACATCAGCCTTTCAGCAGTTCCGGGTTCTCGTGAACGTTACCTTGTACTGAATATCCATCAAAACTGGTTAATTCCTCTAATGGATATATTTTCCCATTGCAATTAACCACATAACTCGCATAGTCGGGGCGGTATTCTACGAAGCCGGTGTGCTCTTCTTCTCTGGGGTCATATTCGTCCCCAACACACCATACACTCCCAAAATGCAAAATATCGCCTTCATAGATTTTCTTGCCGTTCACGTCTGTCAGGCCGGTAAACTGCTCAAGCTTAAAATCACTTGCATCTAAGGCGTCCAAGGTCAACCCTTTCAATTCGTCATATTCCCTAATTACCTTGCACTCGTTGTCCCATGCTCTAAACTTAATCATCGTCGCCATCTCCTACCAAATCATCTAGCTCGTTTATTGCTTGTTTAATTCCAGCAGCGGTTGCAAGCATTCTTAAATCCATCCAGCCTTCGTAATCTTTAACCAATATTCTGCGCAACTTTTTCATTTCATCATTCATTTTCAGTCCTCCCCGAATGCCCGCTTATTAATGTTGTACGGCTCATATTCCTTGGCCAATTGCTTATTATCCTGTGCTTTAGCTTTGTTTACTTCGGCGTGCTCCTTCATTCGCCGGTGCTTCCGTTTAATCGTTGACCGCTTCTTAGAGTGTTTAGGCATAACTCACAATCCTTCCGGTACGCGCTCTTTAATGTACACATCAAACTGCCGTTCAATTTTTTGGTTCTCTCTGGCTAACTGATCCACTGTTTTAATGTGTTCACTACCAGTCCGGATTAAATACCCACGAAGCCATCGCAATGCGTCCTCGACGTTCTTACAGTGTGCTAGGGGTACTTCTACCAGCCGATTAATACCAGACTTTTCATCGTAGCTAGTTACCGGATACCCATGGCTGTCTAATGACATCCTGTTAACCTTAACTTCGTATTTGTCACTAGTCAGATGATACTGGTCAATTTTCATATCAATCATTATTATTACCTCCAAAGGTGTCGGCAAATATTGCCGGTAGAACTGAATAAGCTTTTAAACATTCTTGGTATTTCTCATCGCTTAATACTTTGTCTAAATCAACGTGTAGCGATGTACTAGTTTGAATTCCATATCGCTCGTTAACTTCAATAAATAAGTCTCGGTACGTCTTACCGTTTTGAAAACCCATATCCAACCAGCCCCCCATTAATAATCTTCAACGCATCTTCCGGACTCCGTGCAATTCCGTGAATTACACTGCGCTTAGTTAACATTTTATGAAATCTAATTTGATCAGCCCGTGGCCGTCCAGTTTCATTTTTGCATTCAATAAAAAATATTGAGCTATCCGAATGGCGAAATCCGAACAAGTCCGGGAATCCTTGCGGCAGTCCAGTATCGAACCATCTACCATTCTTCATTTCAACTTTGCCGACATTCGCCCGGAAAATTGTACATCCAGCAGCCGACACCGCCACGCGGATTTGATTTTGAATTTCTTGTTCTCGCATTGTGTCACCTCAATTAGTGACTACACTTTAACTAACCGAATACGTCTTATCCCTTGTGCACCAACGAGTTAACTGAGGTGTAGTCATGTAGTCACTTGTTTTCAACTTTTCCAACACACACCGTCGTGTACCCCTATTCCCTATACCCTATATAAAATAATATATATATATAAATATATATAAGTAGAGTATACATATTAATGTATACATTGGGGCCGTAGGGCTCGGGCGTAGTCTCTATACTTGCTACACTATGACTACTCTGACTTCACTCGGGTGTATCCACGTTTTGGAACACCCTTAATCCGTCGTTGTGTCGCGTGCCATTCCTTTTTATTGTCCATGACGTACTTAATTTTATTGGCTAATTTTCGATTTTTAACAATATCCGGAACACCCATCTTGAATGCAATCTCGGAGCTCGTAACGAAATCACCCTTGATTTGAGCTAGTGATTGTTCGATAGCATCTTCTTCGGCGTCAATGTACATGAATTGCTCACGATTGTCTGCCATCATCTGCTCCTGATCCTGCGTTAATCCGAATCGAAAACCGTCGCGATAGTAACTTGCGAACTCACCCCATAGCTGATCAATCGTTCCCTGCGGCAAGTCAGTAATCGGTGACTTCTTCTGTAGTGCTGAATTGACCATCACTGGCATAAAGCGCCGTTCACCGGTTTTATCCTTCAGATAAGTCACTTCATTGGTCGTTCGAGCCATGACGAAGTTTTTGTATCGGCGGACGGTATAGCGACCATAGGCCGGTCGGTACTCCAGAATTTCAGCACTGATAAATTTCTTTAAGATTTCAAAGCTACTATGGCTGGTGGCGGTCATTTCATCGTCGTTCACGATCCAAGCCCGCATCATATTGCCATAGTTGTCTTTGTTTTCAAAGTCAGTGAATTGGTCGGTATACCAGCCATTTGACATACGCTTAAGCAAGGTGGTCTTACCAGTTCCTTGACCACCCACTAAATCCAAAACAAAATCAAATTTAGTTTCTGGCTTGAATACTTTGGCTACTGCGCCGACAAAGAATAGCTTGGTCTGTAATGTTGTAACTGGTGATTTTTCAACGCCGAGATAGACCGGCAAGAAGTCAGCCACCCTAGTAACGCCGTCCCATTTTTTGTAACATTCGTTCAGATAATTAATAACTGGATTGAATACGTTACGTCGTGACACTTCGGTAACTGCCGCATCAATTAACTTTGGCGTAAACATGACTTTATACTTACGTTCGATGTACCGTTGTACTGCTGGTGTGAACTCATCTTGCAGTGGTCCATGTTCCAACATTAGCTCGGCTGAATCTTCCATGAACTCAGTTTCGTAACTAAATTCGTTATAAGCAAACTTGCCTTTAAGCAGTGGATCGTGCTCTAATATCAGACAAACATTTTCAAGTGAATTTGCTTTAATACCACCCTTAGCCGTTTCCATAAAATTAATTTGATTTTTCAGCGGTACAACTTTATGCTGTTCCTCTAACTTGCGGAGCTTGTCCGCTTCTTCCTCTGCGCTCACTGGTTAGCCTCCCTTCGTCTAATTTCTTTCTTAATCATCGACTCAATCGTTGTCTTGGCTTCTCGCTGAGTCAGTGAATCGTCCGTGTTTGCATTTGCCAGTAAGCCTAGCTGGATAACTGCTCGCGGATCAACACCTCGGAATAATAATCCACCGGCGAAACTTGCCAGTGCATTATTACGGCCACCGGTGGCACCCAAACCGTCGACAATGGTTTCAAACAACGTGGCTGTTCCTGACTTCTCGGTGTAATCAATGTTCAGGTCTGTGAACACGTCGACAGTACTGTCACGGTTCGCATTAATTGCTTGAATCAGTTCACGTGGGGCCGTCACGATTGGATCGTGATTCTCCCACTGATACAGCTTGCCGTTTCGTTCCGATGGTGCCACCATCACGTAATTGTTGACGTGAGCTTTGACGTCGACTCCCGGCAACCAACCAATACGCTGTTGTATCGTGCAATCATCACGCTTTAAATAAAATAGTTGTCGGCCACCACCCGCCGTCTTCTGCGATAACGTTTCACGCAAGTATTCGGGATTAGGATAATCAGCAATTGATTTAAAGCCGTCCGCGCCGCCGGGGTGCTCGTCAATGTCAATCACAAAAAAATTAGTTGTCCGTAGTGCTAATTGTGCGTACGGGTGTGATCGCCAATAGCTTTGAATCTGATCAATGGTCAAGGCGGGCTGGTCAGCGAACTTAATCATCGGTTTCTTGCCAATCATTGGCAGGACGCTGAACCCCGCTTTGGCGTATCTAACTGCATAATTAACTAAATTACGCATGACCGGCCTCCTTCTGTAAATTAACGGGCATCACACCCGCACGGTGGTTTACTGGCACTGCAGTATTTATTTAGAACGGTGCTTCATCTGTTGGTTCTGCTGGCGCATCCGCGTCAGTTGGCATTGGCGCACCACCTAAGTCGCCAGGTAAGTCTGCATCTGTGATGTCTGCAGTTTCAGGCTGTTCAGTTGCATCTAGGTCATATTCAACGTAGGGATTGTCGGGATCCTTCTTGTTCGGCCGATGCTTGACATGTAAAATCACCGACTTACCTTTTTCTGGTGCTAACACATTAGCTAACGTTTCGTGTGTGTCAGTTTCATTCTCACTAGCAAAGTATTCTGGTTTCATCTCAACGCCTAACAGTGAACCTAGCTTGATGACAAACTTAATACTCCGGCTAAGAATGAAATCCGGAATTGCCTTACCAGCCTTACTCTTAGTGGCAAAACTAATGCGGTCGTACTCTTTTTCGCCAGCGTGGTCGCCATCAAGAACCGTGAACACGATCTGTAAGCAATCCCAACCTGAATCGAATGATCGATGTTCAATGCTTTCAACGGCCGTTAAGTAATCACCATCTGGTAATCCTGTGCTTCCGCTGTTCACTGAATCATTCTTTGGATCAAAGTTATCTAAAGTGTTTGCTGCAATATCTAATAAACTCATATTTATTTACCTACTTTCGTTGTTTGTACTTCCGGTGCTAATGCATTCGGAATAGCTTTCAGAATACTGAGAATCTTTGAATCATTAATTTCACTGGCTTTATAACGGCGGCGAATCTCTGTCACATTTCGTAAATAGTTATTGCCAACGTGTTGAGTATGGATAACCAAGTCACAATTCCCGTTGACCACGTTGTAATACTTAGTTTTGAGTGACGGAACTGTCTTGGTATTACCATCATCATCTGTAAAGTCATTCTCACGACTAATGTAAACGACGTTGATTGGTAATGCCTTGAGATCCATTACCAGACTTTGAAGCACAGTATTGAACAATGCATATCCTCGGCCATACCCCATGTCTGCTAACGATTCGACCCCCGCTTTTAGGCAAATTGCCTGTTCAATCAGCTGGCAAACATCATCGATAACATCTAGCGTCACCGTCTCGTACGTGTTTTGGGTAGTTTCTAACTCCAAAATCACTTCTTGAAGCTGGTCAATGACACTACTCTTTAAACTGCCATCAGGGTTGCGCACGTTTCTTAGCTGAATGCTTGGACGTGTTCCCATGGCGCTATTTCCATCAGTATTCAAAACTAATACATTTGGGAAATGTTCAGCTAGGTAACTCTTACCGCTCATCGTGGCGCCCCAGATAAAGAAATTCCGTGGTGTGCCGGCTGGTTTATGCGGTTCATTCTTTGGTAAAATACTCACTTTCTAATCAATCCTTTCATCTTGGCTTGGAAGTAGGACCAACCGGGCTTATATCCGTGCAACTTGGCGTATGCCTTAATCTCCGCGTACGTGGTTAACTCACCCGGCAACTTATCGGCTACTGCTTTAGCAGCATTGTTCTCTGCAATCTCTTTCGCTAATGCCAACCGCTTGTTAGCTTCAATCTTTTTGAGCTTGATAGATTCGTCGGTCTCAATAATTTTTTCTTCGCCCAGCTCCGCGCCACAAAACGGACAGGTCTCACCTTTGCGATAAAACGTCGCGAAGCACTCCGGACAAACCGAAACTGATTTAATCGGGCTACCGTTACTACTTTTCGAATGCTTATCACGTCCGCTTAGAATCCAGTTTCGGTCGATGGTCGGCAACCCAAATCTTTCCACGTTATTGACGTGGTCGATTATGATGGCCCGCTTGCCTGCCCTCGGGTTCATTGATCGCATGGCAAACTGCAAGTAAAGTGATAGTGACTGTGTTGGCCGTAGCATGATCACACAATCAACGTTGGGCAGGTCTAAGCCCTCCGTAAAAAGTTCAGCGTTGGTAACTACTTGAATCTTGCCAGCACGATAATCAGATACAATCCGCTTTCGAGTCGCCCTATCTGTCTTACCCGATACTGCGTGCGCCGTTATGCCAGCTTGGTTGAACGCATCCGCCAGTCGTTCAGCACTCGCCACGTTGTACGCATAAGCAATAGCTTGCTTACCTGGTGCCAGTTTCAAGTAATGCTTTACTGCATTTCCATAAATCTTAGGCTTCACGGCTTGATCAATACTTTTTTCATCAAATTCACCATTACGTTTGGTTCTAAGTTGGGTCACGTCAATTTCTGACGGCGCGTAATAGTCGACTGGTGCCAAGAACCCCTGGTCAATTAGCTGGCTGATAGGCTTACCTAGTACAATATCGTCAGCAATCACGTCTAGTCCTTTGCCGTCCATCCGCCACGGTGTCGCAGTGAAGAGCAATTTAAGCGCGTCAGGGAACGCTTGAATTATTCTTTGGTAGGACTTCGACAGTGCATGATGAGCTTCATCAATCATGATGATGGCTGGTTTGGTTAACTCATCAATATGCCGGGTAATGGTCTGAACCATGCCCATCTTGCAAAGTGACATGTTAACGTCGTCTTGTTTAAACGTACTCTCGGCTTGTTCCAGGATTTCTCGGCGGTGAACGATAAATAATACCCGGTTGCCTTTAGCAGTCGCTCTGCGTGCAATATCAGCCATAATTACCGTTTTCCCAGTCCTTGGCGGCGATTGCACTACGATTGAATGATGGCCGTGAATGGTTGAGTTATAGACCGCGTCGACCGATTCCTGCTGGTAATCTCTTAGCCTGAACATTACTTAATAACTGCTTTCCGGTTTGGTTCCAAATGTGCGCCGGGCACGTTCTTGCCAGCTGACAAAGCTTTATAGATTGCCGCCTTATCCGGCTGGTATTCGTGAATTTCTTTTACAAAATCAGCTGTGAGTTTATCCGGTTCACTCACCACCGTGGACGCACGGTAATTCCGGACTGAAACAATGTGTTGGTCAGTGGTTAGCTTCTTAATTTCGGCTTGATCAAGTGTGTCCGCGACGTAATGGTTTAGCCGGCCGTTCAAGTTCTTTAACCGTTGCTTCTCTTCACGGAACGATTTTATTTTTTTATCCAAGAAATCAATATTCGCTTGGTTCTCATCTATCCAGCTTGCAATGTTATCGACCTTCACGTTCATCGAGTCAGTTAACGCATCGAGCGTATCAGCAATGGTGTCTGGGTTCAGGTCATCACGGTTGGTTAAGTCGCGATAGTTGGTCGCCATTTCATATAAGTTCATTCTTCATCGTCTCCAATCACACCTAATTCAATTAATTCTTCCTTAGTAGGTCGGTCATCATCTTCCGGAGGCTCTAGCCATTCATCATATCCTGGTATCACTTTATTCACGCACCTTTTCTTGAACACCAATTTTATCTAATACCGCTTCAGGGCTTAGCACACCCATTAACCATGCTAGAAACTGAGTTGAGTCTTCATAGAAGTACCGATATCCAAGACACTCACAGTAAGCCATTCCTGGACTAATTGTTTTCTGGTTGAATGTCCGCATGGTCTTCACCTCGCAAATGATCCATTGCTGATTGCCGTGCCAAGTGCTTGTAAAGTTGCCATTGCTTGAACCGATAAGTAGCTAAACATACATACCCAACTGGCGTCTTCATTAGCTTTCGATACCAATGCTTTGCTTGTGTTTTGTAATTATTCATGTGTAAATGTCCCTTTCAGTTGTTGCCATAGGTTCGCCCGTGGTGTACCATAAACCTGTAAAATTATTTGGTTATTCTTTAACCATGTCCCTGTAACTGGTTGCACCAGGTTACGGGGATTTTGTTCTGCTTGCCATTCTTCAAACGGCTTATAGCTAACCTTACTCATTCGTATCTTCCTCACTATCATTCACAAAATATTTACCGTAGTATTTCAAGAACCATGCTTTCTTCGCCTCTAAAGACTTCACTTCAGACGTTTTTGACTCTATTTGCTGATTGAGCGAACCTACTACAGTGTCTCGATCAAAGTCCGCTTCGTACTTATTTGATGGTAGTAACTCGAAGTCATCACTTTTTGAATTGATATTCACAAATTCAATGGTTGCGCCGCTGTAATCATTCTTAAAGTAAGCAACTTGAATAGTCGGCAATTCTTTAAAGTTATAGAATCCCAGAATCACACCAGTGTAAATTTGCGATGAACTATACCGCTTGTCTAACAACCGAACATTGTCACCAACTTTGAAAGTATCAATACGCTTAGCAGTGTCCATGTCAACCTCAAATTTAACACCATTAATTTCTACTGTTTCTTGACTCATCTTCGTTTCCTCCTTTAAATTCCAAACCAGCTAATAATTTCATGCCGCTTAAACCATAATGCTGTTAGCGCCCATGTAATCAGTGCTACTTCAATCATTATTAATTACCTCCAATAAATGGCCCCTCGCATAGACTATTTATAATTCGTGATCTTCGTAATACTCATCGGCAGATTTTTTAGAAATCCGTTGAGTGCCGTCAATAATGGAAACTTTTAGCCCGTCGACAATGAACTTATCTAAAGTCTTGTCACTAACATTCATGTAAATCTGAGCCTCCTGTTTCTTCATCCAATAAGGTAAGGCTTCGCGTTGAGCTATTTGCTTGAACACATCCGTAATTAGACGAGTAAGTTCTTGCTTGATTGGTGCTAAGGACTCACTTGGTAAATTCAATGTGACACCATCCATTACTGATCACCTTCCTCCTCATCAACAATCTGAACATTCTTCATTGCATAACATAGAAACTGTTCAACAATTCTTCTCATTGGGATTCCGGTTTCTTCTTTGATTTCACGAATAGAATCAAGAATTGAGACGTCAACGAAAATTGGCTTGGTTCCATTATTGCCATTAAGATGTTGTTTTCTTAGAACTAATTTTTCCGTCATCGTTTATTCATCCCCTTCATGTGGTCGAATTTTAAAAGTCTCAATAATCTTCAAAACTAGCTCGTTCGCCGCTGCAGACTTCTTGGTGCCGGCCAATACTTGCGTCATGTACATCTTTCCTACACCAAACGTGGTGGCCAAGCTTGTAATGCTAATTTCACGATCATCAATATACTTCTTGATAAGTTCTCGCCCTGCTAATGTTGTTGGCATTTAATTCATCTCCTTTTAGATGTAAATATGTAAGCCAGTTCAATAACTGTTTAGGATACTTATAATAATGTGCTTGTCTTTTTTTATCCTATAGTGTACAATCAAGTCATAGTTAAATAAGCCATTGCACCGGCGTTTATCGTAAATTAATCGTTGGGGAACGTTTAATTCACCGCGTGTTTGGCACTCTTTTCGATTGCTTGTTTGGTTATTGAATTAGCTTACGGATATTAATATAACCCGATAGTATAATTTTGTCAAACATAAAATTAGACTTTAGGATAATTTATTATTCATCCGTTGTAAAGGATGGTTGATACATCAATGTTTGATCGAGTAAAAGAATTATCAAAATCCCATGGAAAAAGTTTAAAGCAGGTTGCTACTGAACTTGGGTTCGGTGAAAACTACTTTTATACCTGGAAGAAAAAGTCACCTGGTATAGACAAGGTTCAGAAGGTTGCTAATTATTTCAACGTGTCTGTGGATTACCTTTTAGGCAATGAAGTCAAAGCACCTGACTGGGCAACTAAGGACGACAAAATCGACTTAGACAAATGGTTACAGTCGAATGTACCAATGGGTTTCCAAGGCATGGATATGGACGACGAAACAAAAATTAAGGTACGTGCCTTTTTGGAAGGTGTGTTCTGGGAAGATAAACAAAAGCATCGGAATGACGATAATAAAAAGTAGGTGTTATTGATGAACAGTTATAAACTGTATCTACAAGTTCATCAATTAGCCGATAAATTAGGAACTTTCGATCCTTTTGTCATTGCAGACAGTTTAGGTTATCGTGTTGAATATGCTAGTTTAGGCAACCTCAAAGGGATATGTACGACCGCAAGCAGCGGTGATGTGTACATTGGCTTGTCAGATGAATTGCAAGAAGTACCAGAAAAATATGTGGTCATGGCTCACGAATTGAAGCATGGATTAGATCACACGTCCTGCGCCGCTCTCTACACCATTGGAAATAATTGGGAAGGCAAAATGGAACGTGAAGCTAATTTATTTGCATGTAGTGAACTTACCGCCCTATACAAAGAACAGTATGGCGACCGACCACAAAGCTTTAATGAAATACAAATGGCCTATGGTCTACCAGATAAATTCTACGAATTAATGTTCTAAATAAAATTAATGAGATGATTTAATGGATTACGAAGAGTACCAAACAAAAGTTATCATGCTTGATAATACAATCAGAAATATTACGTCAAAAATGATTGACACAATTCATCAAGATATTATAAAAAACAAAGAACTCCTTTCAAAACTAATTGTTGATACAGATTTTGATTTTATAAGTTTAGATGACCATCTTCTCGATAGAAAAACTGACCAATTCGCAATTGAATTGTTTCGATATGGTCAAGAAGTTATATACTATAGCGCGCTCGAAAGTGACATTGTATATTTTCAAAATACCAGTTACGATGTTGAGGTATCTCAACTAGTTAGTGACGAACTATTGGTTAAAATGTTTGAAACTAAAAATATATTTAAAAAAGTTCATCACGTTACTGGAATATCCGGAATACTTGAAAAAAATTTAGCTTTTAAACGTGCAATTATTAAGGACTTATCACAATAAAAAAAACGCCTCACTGCCGGTAACAGTGAGACGTCGTAACCAATGATATTGATTTACAAATATTATTATATCATTGGAGGACATGTAAATGAATGTTAAAAAGATAGCGACACTAGGGGCAGTTTTATTTATCGGAATCGGTCTGGCTGGTTGTGGAAACAATTCTAATAAAAGCTCGTCCAACTCACAGAAAGTATCGGGGCCATTAAAAAAAGTTGGAACATACACAAAAGATAGTGAAACTGGAAAAATTACACTGTTAGCTATTAAAAATTATCATAATAAGGCAATAAACACCAAATCGGCTACTTATTATTTTAAAGAGGCCAAATTATTAAAAATTGAAACAACGAAGAAATCGCAACGTGCTAATGATGAAAATAATTTTGGCAAGCGGCTTAACAATACTTACTATGAATATCAGCTGGGATACTCTCTTGAAAATAATAGTAAAAAGCGTGTTTCTTCAAACGGAGTTGAATTAATCACCCCATCAGGTAACCAGCTCTCATCTAATCACGGAGCAATAGATGAATTGGTTGGCGATAAGATTCAACCAAGCACAAAAAAGACTGGGCTTATACAGGCTATTGCTGAAAAAGAGGACATCAAGAAAATGAATCAGTATAAGTTTGTCTCTGCTGAACTAATCGAAGATAGTGGGAATTACTACGGTGTTGATAATCAAACTACAATTAATTTTAACAAATAATTTCAATTACGATAGTCATGGCTAATCTAATTGTCATGACTGAACTTTAAAAAACATATCCTACATCGAAAAAATTAGGATAGAGTTACCTTGTAATTGTGTCGATTTGATAAAAACATGATTCAAAATATAACATTCATTGTACTTTGAAATTGATAGAAAGAAGGATATGAAATGTATTTTAAGCCCAGAGTTTTCATTAGTTCAACCTTTTCAGGAAACTTAAATATCCGCAAGAGCATTAAAACATTTCTTTCAGAAGCTGGAATAGAGCCTTTGCTTTATGAAACAAATTTAACACCTTCAGTTAAACCTTTTACCTACAGAGAAGACATCTTAAGTGCTGATTTTGTAATTTTGTTTATTGACAATAAGTATGGCTCAACTACCGAAACTGGCCTGTCGGGAACAGAAGAAGAGTATAGCTTAGCGAGAAAATATAATATTCCTTTACACGTTTATATTTCAAAAAAAGTTAATACACTTGTTAAAAACGTTTCTAGCAGCACTGACAAAAATGAGTTAAATGAATCTAAAAAGCTAAAAAAATTTATAGATAGGATAAATGAAGATCGTACTTCATATTTTATTTTCTCTAACACAAAAGAACTAGAAAAAAAGATCAAGGAAAATACAGCAAAATTGATTTTTTCTGTTGCAACTAATTTCATTGTAAAAAATGGTTTATCCAACCACAATTCCCAATTAATTAGCTTAAATAACGACGTTAACATTTTAACAAAGTTCATAAAAAAAATGGATTATCGAAAAAAGCTTAAAAATGAATATTCCTTAAATCCAATTACAACAAGCATTATTCTTGAACCCTTATATGATCTAGACTACTTTGATATAAATACACTTGTAACTTGGTGTGCGAAAGATGAATTCAGTAAATTTATTAAAGCAAGCCAAGAATTCACAGAAAAGCATGTTGATTTTTATCAATCAAAACATCCAATGTGTAGAGAAAAAGTAACTGTGGACATCTATGAAGCTAGAGTTCCTTCTAAAAAAGGCGAATATTATTCTTTACTTGAACCAAAATTCAAAAATTGGGACAATGCCTATACTAGACTTAAAGAACAATATAAAAAACTATTAGCTCAGTTTGAATTGCTTAAATAAAGCACATCCCCTGCCAGTCAAAGTTGAAGATATGCCTAACCTGAAATTAAAACAAGTTCTTTCAAATTGCTTGTTTTTTAATTCAAATTTGCCAAAGCTTAATCTGATTGTCGCAGTAATCTTTAATTTAAAGAAGGTATAATGATTTGTCTAAAAGAGACGAAAAGCCTAAAGAGAGCTATTTAGAATTGATTGCTAGTATGAAAGAGCGCGGAATAACATTTGATATAACTTCTGAAGAGGCTGCAGAGTCTTTTATGGAATCAAATAATTATTATTTCAAACTTGCTTCCTATAGAAAAAACTTTCCAAAAATAAACGGAAAGTATATAAACTTGGATTTTGCATATCTTCAAGATATGGCAGCCATTGATGCATCCTTACGAAGATTTCTTTCAGATATTACTTTAGCTGTCGAACATGGCTTGAAAGTAAAAATATTAGATTTATTAACCAAAAACGATGACGAGGATGGATACTCAATTGTTCAGGAATTTAGAGATTCTAAGCCAAAATCATACGGCAGGGTATTGTCATATTTGAAGGCTAATAGATATTCTCATGATCTTTACAGTAAGCACCACAATGAACCAGCAGTATGGGTATTCTTAGAAGTTGCACCATTTGGAGATTTATCGCAGTTTATAGAATTTTATTTCAGCCAATATCCTAGTAGGACTTTGGCAACAATCGTAGCGAATATGAAATTTGCTAAAAATATAAGAAATGCAGCAGCACATTCTAATCCTATTTTGGTTAATCTTTTCACGCCTCTAGAATTTTTGCCTCATCCTACCCAAGCTATTGTTTCAGAAGCTAGCCTAATGAACGTTGATAATTTGCTATTAACAGATATGAAAATCCATGACCTAGTAGCTCTGTTCTATTTGAATAAAATATTAACGAGTAAAGCAGCTCGGGCCCATTTCCATGAGCATGGAATTCGCGTTATAGAAAGGTTTAACCGACACTCTGATTACTATCAAACTGTTGCCTCAATAAAACAATTTACAGAAATTCTTAGCAACATCATTGACTATCAGGTACGCAACTGATATTATTTAATCAAGGAAAGAACGGTTCGACCGTTCGCTCAATGAGATGGTATCAATATTTGGGTTATCGATTAAAGAGTCAAGTGGCTGTTGCTACTTGACTCTTTTTCGTTATATTAATAAGAGAAGCACATCCCCTCCCTCCAAGAAGTTGGATGTGCTTGCATCAGAATACATTAGTTATGTACTCCTTTTATATACTCTATTTTACTGAAAGGTGGCGTTGCGTGCAATATTTTTTCCAATAATTTGGCCCCTCGCATAGTCAATATGGAGGAAAAAATAAAATGAAAATTACACATAAAATGATTGGTAGCAAACGCGTGTATGACGTTCGTGGCTACCTTGGAAAGTATACTGATATTAACGGTAACACCAAAACTAAAACCTATCACCATGGGGGTTTTAGTAGTAGTAAGGCTGCTAAGTTAGCATTTGATCGCGCCAAAGTTGAATTTGATCATCGTAAAAACAATCCGGCTGCTATTATGGATAATCCTACTTTCGATGAAGTTTACGAAGTATGGCTAAAGACTTACAAGCTAGGCGTAAAAGAAAGTACTTTGAATCGCGTTGAGGGCATCTTTAAGCACCATATAACGCCTTCTTTCGGTGGCATGAGGATTAATACGATTACATGGCAAAAGTGCCAAGAAGAAGCTTTAAAGTGGCGTGAGAGCGTTAAGCAATTCAATAAGCTAGCCCAATATGCAGCACTAGTTTTCCGGACAGCTCAAAAAATGGGTGTTATTACCACCAACCCAATGAAATTAGTTGACGTCCCCAAAATTGCCGTTGATTATTCAAAGGATAAAGCAGCTGATAATTTTTGGACTGCTGAGCAATTGGCTACATTTCTAGCACTTGTTGATGCTACCGACGGACACAGAACACAACCACGATATGACCGTAGTGCATTGTTTTATTTACTTGCTACCACAGGTATGCGGAAAGGTGAAGCACTTGCGTTAACATGGTCTGATATTGATTTGAAGAATGGGCTGGTAACTATTAATAAAACTATCTCCCGTTCAATTGATAACCACCAGATAATATCAACGCCTAAAACTAGAAATGCCTACCGCACACTCTCACTGGATAGCTCAACAATCGACCGACTTAAAAAGTATCGCAAGTCGTTAGTAGTCATCCCGCGTGCTAAAGATCTTATCTTTACCAACCAGAAAGGCCAAATCATGTCAGTGATGACACCTAATCATTGGCTCGAAGCCTTGATAGGTGAAACAGACTTACCCACAATTACAGTTCACGGGTTGCGCCATACGTTCGCATCAATTCAAGTTGCAAATAATATCAACGTCAAAGCACTACAAATGCAAATGGGTCACAGTGATATTAAAATTACGCTCAATATTTATGCTCATTTATCCCAACAGGAACTGTCTGTACAGGTCTACGATATGAGTAAAATACTGGCTCAATAA